TCATTCCTCGAAAGCGGCTACGTTTATGCTCCATACGTACCACTACAAACAACTCCAACCATCTTCGATCCTGATACCTTCACACCACGTAAGGCCGTCATGACCCGTTATGGTAAGGCGTTTGTCCGCCCAGACATGTACGGTCTATGCATCGTCCAAGACCTACTTGGCTAATAAAAATTAAATGCTGAAAAGCAGCCCCGCCTCCAAAAGAGGCGGGGTTTTTTATTATATGAAAACTATTTATTTTCATAGAGGTTTTACATATGAAGTTTACAAAAAGTTATTTAAAAAAGGTAATACAGGAAGAATATAAAAAAATTTACGAACAAGACAGCACAACGCAAAGCGGTTCGCCAGTTGCACAACAACCACCAGAACAAACAAAGCAAGAGATAATAAATAAAATAAATTATCTGGATGCGCAAGTAAAGGCCGCTGAAGCAACTGTAAAAAATTTACCTAATTTAAAAAAACAACTGCAAGACGCAAGAGATCAATTAGGTAAATTATAGGAGATAGTAATTAAATGGCCTATCCAGTATTAACACCAGCGTCTACTATGAGTAAGAGTATTCTTTCTCCTACTGGCAGTACCGTTGCTGTTACAACGTCTTCGTTGCCATTTGGCGTATATGTAAACGATTTATACTGGTCAGCAGATCAAATAAATCTTTTCAAACAAGGTGCTGCTGAACAAGTAGCATTTGTTTATAAGCGCTTGGGCGGCGATGTACTTGATATTGAATTAGTAGATTCTCAGGTTTATGCAGCCTACGAAGAGGCTTGTTTAGAATATTCATATCATCTTAACTTACATCAAACAAAAAACTCTCTAAGCCGCGCTCTTGGCGCTAAAACAGGATCATTTGACGACAAGGGTCAATTAACTGGTTCTGAATATGGAACAGGAGAACATTTAGAGTTAAAGTATCCAAAATTTTCTTTAGGGTATGCGCAGCGAGTTGGGCAAGGTTATTCTGATATGGTTTCGCTAAACGGAACCACTCCAACCTACTCTGCTTCTTTTGATATTGTCGCAGGCCAACAGGATTATGATTTACAGTCTATTTTAATGTCTGATGCTTATTACAGCGCTTCTGTGGATAATAAACGCGTATTGATTAAAAGAGTTTATTATAAAACAACAGCAGCGTCTTGGAATTTCTATGGTTACTTCGGTGGTCTTAATGTTGTAGGTAACTTAAGTACGTATGGTCAATACGCAGACGATAGCACGTTTGAAGTTATCCCAGCGTGGCAAAACAAACTACAAGCAATGGCTTATGAAGATGCTATTAAAACTCGCGTAAGCGATTACAGTTATCAATTAAGAGATAACAAAGTAAGAATATACCCAGTGCCTGCTTCAAGCAGCCCAATCAAGTTTTGGTTTGAATTCCAGATACCAACTGATGCATGGGCGGCGCAAAATGATAACGTAACAAATGCCGGAACAGACGGCATAAATAATATGAACGCTTTACCGTTTCAAAACTTACCATATGATAAAATTAACAGCATTGGTAAACAATGGATACGTAGATTTGCGCTAGCAATCTGTAAAGAAATGTTAGGTTATATCCGCAGTAAATTTGATGCTATCCCAATACCAAATGATAGCGTTAGATTAAACGGTACAGCACTTGTGACGGAAGCAAAAGCAGAACAAGCAGCACTTAAAGAAGAATTAAATAAAGTTCTTGACGAAACAACTTACGATAAACTTCTTGAGAAGGATGTTTCTATCAGTGAAAATTCTTCAAAGATACAAACTTATGCGCCTAATTTAATATTTGTGGGGTAGTATAAATGGCTAAAAAAAAGAATAAATGGTCACAGCCTGAAGCCCCGCCGCCACCGTTATTTACAGGGCAAAAAGAAAAAAATCTCGTTAAGCAAGTTAATGACGAATTAATCGAAAGAGTTATTGGTCAGGCGATAGTTTACTATCCTGTTAGTTTAGAGCATACAAATTTTCACCCATTATACGGTGAAGCGCTAAAGAAAACTTTCTTGCCACCCATACATATTCATGCGCTAATTGATTGGGAAGGCTACAAAACAACTACAAACAACTTTGGTGTCGATAGACGCCCCTCTATAACTGTACATTTTCATAAAAGACGCTTAATAGAAGATCAAGACGTGTATGTGCGTGAAGGCGATTTCTTATTTTATGATAATGTTTTTTTTGAAATTGTAACACTATTAGAACCAAAACGTTTGTTTGGCGATTCAAATAATAAGATGGAAATAGCAGCAAAATGTATTAAAGCACGCCAAGGCATTTTTGATGCTAAATAAATGGATTTTCACAAAAATTATATCTACTTATTATAAGTTTTCGCGCATTACGCAAACAAAGTATTAGGAGACTATTTTAATGGCTATTGAAAAGTTCCGTTTTGTATCCCCCGGTGTACAAATCAACGAAATAGATGATTCAGTAATTGCACCAGTGCCACCAGCGGCTGGTCCTGTAGTAATTGGTCGCACTGCAAAAGGTCCAGCAATGCAACCTGTTACTCTTAACTCAGTTGGAGATCTTGAAAGAATTTTCGGTTCTCCTTCAAATGGTAAAATTGGAGCAACTGACGTTTGGCGTACGGGCGTCCCAACTTCACCAACTTTTGCTACTTACGCAGCCAAAGCTTTCTTACAAAACTCAGGTCCAGTAACTGTTGTTCGTTTAGCTGGCGTTGAAAAAGAAGCTGGACAAACTGGTAATCCGGGTTGGAGCGTTTCAAAAGCCTATCACGTATTTTCTGTAAGCGGAACAACTGCAACTTTAGCTGGCGTTGTTTATATGGATTCGACCCACGCTTTAGAAGTCTCTAACTCAGTTGGAGGATTTTCTTCTGCAAATTCCGCTTCATACTCGGGGAATGCTGGTACTCTATATGTTAGCGGCTCGACTGGAAGAACAGCGGTTCCTTTTTCTTTTGTCGGGACTTCTGGCTCGTTCTTACGCAACGTATTAAACACAAATCCAACCAAGATCGCAGATGAAGGATATTTCCTTGGTGAAACATTCGAAAACTCATTACAAGGAGCCATCTCAAATATTTACGTTACTTCTTCAGCTTGGACAACTTTCACAAGCTCATCACTAAGCGCAGAAAGCGGTTGGGTAACAGCAGATCATGCTAACGGTGCAGATCCTATTGACTTATTTAAGTTTGTTGGCCTAAACAGCGGCGCAAGTCTATCAAGAGAAATTAAAGTATCAATTGAAAACGTTCGCGCCTCAAGAAACACAAATGTAACAAAGTATGGTTCTTTCGACGTTGTAGTCCGTAAACTTTTTGAAACCGCAACCGATCAACCATTAGAAAGATTTGATGGTGTGAACTTAGATCCAAACTCTTCTGATTTTATTTCTAAGAGAATTGGTGATTCGTATCGTCAATGGGATGCAACAAATAGCCACTACGTAGAATATGGTTCTTACGCAAATCAATCACCATATATTCGTGTACAACTATCAGAAGAAGACGTTCCAGCAACAGCGTTACCACACGGTTTCCGCATGCAAGGAATGCCAGTAGTAACAGCCGCTTCGCTAACGGCCTCACACGCTGATATCGAATTAAAGACAGATGCAGTTCGTCTAACCGCAGCTAAATCAACCCGTTTTGGTCTTGTTTCAGACGCAACCGATAACGCCGATTTAGTTGACGTTCTAAGACAAAAACCAGCAGTAGCTGTTGGATCAGAAACATTATTCAGCACACGTTACATAGATGCTAGCTCAACAACAGTTCAATACAGTGGTAGCTCTTTCTACAACACAACTGACGTATTAACTGCTGGTACAATTAACGGTTTTGCTATGCCAATGTATGGCGGCTTCGACGGTGCCGATATCACAGAAGCAGAACCATTCGTTAACTTTGATCTATTAGATGGAGCCGACGAAACCACAAGCGCGCCATACCGCTCAATCAAACAAGCAATCGATATCGTATCAAACCCAGAAGTTATTGATATGAACATCCTTTGCGTTCCAAACTTAAAAGAAGCTACGTTAACAAGCTACATGGTAAGCGTTTGCCGCGCTCGCGGCGATGCAATGGCTATAATTGACTTAGAAGGTGATTATAAGTATTCATGGGAAAACAACGGCTCTGAATCACGCCCAACGAGCACAACAAGCGTAATCAGCAATTTAACCTCTCGCGCTATTGATGACAGCTACGGCGCAGCTTACTTCCCATACGTATTCGTAGCAAGTGAAGGTATCTTTATGCCATCATCTATAGCTGCTCTTGGTGCATATGGTGGTTCAGAAGCACGCAGTGCGCTATGGTTTGCTCCTGCTGGTTTCAATCGCGGTGGCTTAACCGAAGCTAATGCCGGTATAGGTGTTTCACGTACTGCGCTACAACTAAACTCAAATGACCGCGATAATCTATATCAAGTAAACATTAACCCAATTGCGACCTTCCCAAATGAAGGCGTTCTAATCTTCGGTCAAAAGACACTACAAGTTACCCCAAGCGCCCTTGATCGTGTCAACGTTCGCAGACTATTAAACTACATCAAGAAACAAGTATCACGCGCAGCAACTCGCGTACTCTTCGAGCCAAACATCGAAGCAACTTGGAATAACTTCAAGGGTGTTGTTGATCCATTCCTATTAGCAATCAAGAACGCATATGGTCTTGACGATGCCAAGATTGTTCTGGATAGCACTACAACAACCGCTGATTTAGTTGATCGCAATATCATGTACTGCAAGATTTACGTTAAGCCAACCAGAGCAATCGAATACATTGCTATCGACTTCGTAGTAACAAACTCTGGCGCTGCATTTACAGAATAATTAAAAGTTATCAGGAGAATAAATAAATGGCTTTCTGGAGCGATGCAAACTTAGACCCAAAGCGTCAGTTTAAATTTAAAGTTAGCTTTTCCCGCCTCGGGCTAAATGCTACATTTTTAGCACAAAGCGCAACCCGTCCCCAATACACTATTGGTGACGGTACCAAAATAGATTTCTTAGATAAACAATTCCATTTCCCCGGTAAGATTACTTGGGAACCAGTAACTGTTACATTTGTCGATGCTGTTGCGGCAAACGTTTCTAAGGATTCATACAACTACCTACAACAAGCCGGTTGGGTAAGCCCACGTGGCGTAGGTGGTATCCCAGCGACCGCCAACTTCAGCACAATTGGCAAAGCTGGTGCAACTGCTTCTTCTGGTATAGTTTCAATTGAAGTGCTTCGTTCAACGGGCGAAGTTGAAGATCGTTGGACACTAAACAACTCATTCATTACAAAAGTAACTCTTAACAATCTTGATTATGCAGCAGAAGGTATTCTAACTGCTACATATACTTTCCGTTATGACTGGGCTGAAATAGCATAATAAATTTAATTTAGTATCTACTTATGATATAGTTTACGTTATAAGAGGATACTTAAAATGGCTTTCTGGACCGATTGGAATGACCCGTCTGCTTTGACCCCTAAACAGAGTCACAGATGGGTTATTTCTTTTGGTCAAAAAAACAATTTAAATTCTCAAAATTATCTTCCTTTTTATTTTGCTAAATCAATTGAAAGACCATCATATTCATTAAAAACAATACAAGCAAAGTATCTTTACTCACACACCATTAATTTTCCAACAAGAGTTACGTGGAATCCTATAACTATAACTTTTAATGATGTGTTAATAAATGTTGCAAATTCCTCTTATTTGTTTCAACCAACTATTGAAACTTATAATCAGTTTATAAAAGATGGAGGAAAAACAAAACTCCAGCTTGGAGTTACATCAGAAGAGTCGCTTCTGGTCGAAGAAAACTCAAAAATAATAAATTTTAAACAATCTACGCAAGCATTTTTTTATAAATTTCTACAGTTTGCTGGGTATTTTGATCCAGAAGAATATGGTAGATCTGCTGAACAACTATTATCTTTTAAATCATATACCTTTAAAAATAATTTAATATCTGCTTTTGTCGGATCAGACATAACAAACGATTCTAATCAACTTAAAGGAAACGCAACTCAGTTACCAGCAGGCGAAACAGCAGAAGTTAGTAGCGAAGCAAATCTGAAAGAGTTATACATATCAGAGCTTAGTCCTAGCGGAGAAATAATTGAAAAATGGCTAATTTCTAATCCTTTAATTAGTGATGTAAAATTTGATAGATTAGATTACTCAACTGATAATATATTATCTATAACTGCAAAAATTGAATATGATTGGGCAAGATTATCTATGCCCGGAGAACCATCCAAAACCACAGAACAAATAGCGTATAATTCGCTTGAACAACGCCAAGGATCCAAAAATCCGATTGTTGTAACAAAAGAAAATGTCGATGAAACACTAAAAATAGCACAAAAATATTTAAAAATCGATCCACAACAACAAGCAAAATCAGTTCAAGAATTGTTAGATATAAGCAACTACTCCAGCGATCAAGCAAGAGCTCAGGCTTTACGCGACGAAGCTACAAAGTTAGTTGCCGCACAAGGATTAGACCCTTTTAGTCCATTCACAGGTACAGCAGGCACTCAAGCTCCACCAGAAATGTCCAGTCCGTCTTCTGGTATAGAGAAAGTTGTTCAACCTACAGAGACTTTACCTACAGCGCCTACTTATAAACAGGAGCCCCCTAGGACATCTTTTGAAGGTTCTGCTCCTCCAGCGGAGAGAACATCTCAACAAGAGTATGAAACAAGATTAAAACAATTAGAACAAGATTTTCCATCTCCAGCAATCGAATCAGAATAAATTTTACCCTAAGAAAGGTTAATAATGAAGAACGATATAGAAAATCATTTTGCAAGTTTAAGACAACAAGCAACAGGCGAAAACACAAACGTACAAGCAGTATTAAATTCCCC